CCTGCCTCCGCTAATAATTTTACTTTTTCTTGGTTCCTTACAAGTTGTTTTACCATGTCACCTGCTAAACCTGTTAACTGCTGATTACTAAGATGTTCTAGATCTTTTCTTATTTGCATTTTATCATCTACAAACTTGTCTGTTAATAGGTCGTCTACTTCTTGCGGACTTAAAGGATTTTCAGGTGTGTCTATTTCTACTTTTGCTTTTCCAAAAAATTCATCAGGTGGAGTTTCAGTTGCAATAATTTCTTTTGCTTTGTTTTTTGTTATTCTTGCATTAGCAGGATCAGCTCCACCAGTTTCTCTTGCGGGAGGATCTTGAACAATTCCTTTCCCAGGTTCAAACTTAACTTCACCTACACCATGGTCATACTTAAATTGTTTTAGTGCTTCGTCTTCTCCAAACTGTTCTGCTATGTCTTCATACTTTTGGTAATCTATTTTGCTTGCATCAAACTTTCCTGTTTGTGCTGCTGTTATTCCTTTTTCGTCGACACGATACTTGCTTAAATCAATAATATTATCTGTATCTATATTTTTTCCAAGTTCCTGTATCTCTTCTAAGAACTCTAAAGGCCCGTCTCTCATCTGTATATCTGCGTACGCATAAAGTCTTTCAGTGTCGTCTATGGTCGACATCTTTCCAAAATTTCCACCTTCTGAATAACCTTGGTTCATTTTCTCAACAAGAGCGCGTTTTACTCTTCCGACATCCAAACCTGTTTTCTCTGCTATAAATTCAAACGTACGTTCTGGTCCGTCTTTTAACAAAGCAGATATACCTTGTGGTCTATTCATTACATCGTCTACTTCACCAGCAAAACGTTCTGCGTTAGCAACAATTGGTTCAAAATCATTTTTTAATTCTGCAACCATTGTGTCTACAGTATCTAAGTCTTGATTTGTGTCTGTCCCTTTATATCTTTCTACAAAGTCGTCAATTTTGTTTGACAACTCTTCTACTTCAAGATTAGTCATACCCTTAGTAGCTTTAGCTCTACCAAGTAGATTATCTATATAGTTTTTTATAAACAATGGTATCTTCATTAGTAGTATGTCCTCTGTTCATACGGCAAAGGTTCGTCTTCATAGTCATCTGGATGTTCTACAAAGCCACCTTGTCTAAATCTCATTACGGCTTGAGTCATACTATCCACTAAGT